GGATTGTCCATTTGCTAAAGCTGCAATAGCAAATAAGCAGGTAACAATAGAGCAATGCTCAGTAGAAGATATTGATCAAAAAGTAACTAACTGTGATATAGAAAAATATAAAGTATGTATATACTACTTACCAACATATGAGCAGTACACTATACACGAGTTAGTGGAAATAACACAGCAATTACGAAGTAAGTATAGTAAAGATGATAAAGTTGTTTTGGATAACGATCCAAGAAGCCCTTTTATCATTCAGGGAGTAACAACAACATTTGAACAGTGCTACCTGTGGGTAGTACAATCATTAGAAGATTTAACACAAAAGTCAAACATGCTTAAAGCAACAGAGTACTATAGCTACTGGACCAAGAGTCAAGTAGATGAAGTTGTAACCTGGAGAACTGCAGATAACCCTTAATAGTCTTATGAAAAAAAGCCAACTAAGAAAGATAATTAAAGAAGCATTAGATGCTTCAACACCTGCTCCAAACAATATACCAGGAGGTCTATCTCAATTTGCAACTATAGGAGATTTAGCTACAATGCATAAACTTCCTTTAGGTCAAATTATAAGACAGATAATGAAAGGGGTTAAGGTAGAATCTGAACATACAACAGATTTAGATATTGCTATGGAAATAGCTTTTGATCATATATACGAAGATCCTAAATACTATGATAAATTATCCGGTATAGAGGAAAGAGTAAATAGACAGCCATCTACAGATAACTTAAAAGAGATGACTTCTTCTGAACTGGACACAGTAGAAAGACATGCTGATACAGAATTAGATCCAATTGATATTCAATTCGGAAACCACTTCTTTGATAGGTTAAATGATCCTAGAAACGGTAAGGAAATAACTGCAGGAGAGTTAATCTCATTTTTTGATAGACTAGCAAAGAAGAAAGAAGCTTTTATGAGCTTTGTAAAAAGGTACCAAGAGTTTGTTGTAAAAGATAAAAATAGCAGTATTAATATCCCTTTTGTTAGTCAAGTAAATCAAGCACTAGCAAAAACTATAATGAGAAAACCGGGGTTTATGACCCCAGACCCTACAATAGCTTTACAGGAAAACTTTATTAAAAAACAGTAGATTACTACAAAATAAATTCATATCTTTAGAAGATGGCAAAACATACACATTCAGAACTTTCAAAAAAACTCTTACAAGTAGAGTCTGCATTAAATAAAATAGGAAAGGCTCAATATTTAAAATCTGAACAAGGAGCAATTCAAGGGCAGATTAAACAGTTAAAAGAAGCAAAAACCAAACTTACAAATTTGATGAAAGAGGAAAAGACAGCTTTTATTCAAACAGCAAAAGGAGAAAAGAAGGCAATGGATTATGAGAATGATCAAGACCTGGTATCTCTAAAAAATAATCAAGACATCAAGTCAATTGAGACAGGTGATGGTAAGAGAATAAAAGAAGAGGTAAAAAAATATACAGCGGAAGAATCAGGAGCTGTTGGAAAAGCTGTAGGTAAATCCCTACTAAAAGTACTAAGAGCACAAGGAGACGAAGTGGTGGATATTAGACTTACAGGAGTAGGTCTTAATAAATTTAATATACGAGTAAAATACGGAAACGACAAAGGAACTGATACTTTTAAATTTAACTTAGACACAGAAAATACATCAATTGTATTAGACCTAGGAAAAGAACCAATGGAACTAGTAGACTTTGTGATAACACAAGGAAATACCGTCTCTCTGCCCACTCCTGAGTTAGAAGATAAACTAAGTGATGCAATGAAAAAGTATGTGGGAGAACCATCGGATGATGAATATGATCAAATGGCAGCAATGGATACTCCTACAGATCCTTCACAATTTGCAAGAGAGTTAAACGAAGTAGTTTTTAAGATAAATGGCCTAGGGACCTATACAAGTACTAAAGCAGATGCCGATACAATAACAGGAGTTGATCAAGGAGGAACAACTAGAACTTTTTCTAGAAAGAAAGTAGAACTAGACAACCCAGGAATCTTTGATAAACAGCCAAGAGAAAGAAAACCAAGAGAGAAAAGACCTCAAGGAGTTCGACCTTACTCGGAAGCACAGTATAGAAAAGTATTACAAGGAGCAATCGACGATGCTGGTAGTACAGAATTTGCTTACGATATAGCAGAATCTATGATATATGATCCACAGATACTTGCCAGACTTAAAAAAGACTATCCAGGAGAATCAGCTAGAGACTTAAAACTACAACTTCAATACGATTTAGAAGCTTGTGATTCACCAGAAGATGATTATGATGATGACTACGAAGAGGAAGTAGCAGAAGGACTAAATGAAGACGATCATTTACAGCCAGACGATGAATCTTCAATGGCAAAAGCACAGTTAAGATCTATACAATCAAACGCAAGTAAGATGATGGACTTACTAGATGCATGTGTTCAAGCTAAATTAACAAAAGCAGAAGATTACTTAGACTCAGTAGCAGGATATACAGAATCAGAAAAGCACCAAGACCAGGACACTAGAATAGTTGCATTAGCATTAAATGAAAAGAAAGCTACATACTGCGGAAGATGTGGACATACCCATGTTAAAGGCACACCTTGTCCAAGACCTTTTAAAGAAGGAGTAGTAGACGAAAAACTAGGTGCAAATGCTAAACCAGAAACATACATAAAAGACTTCGGTAAGTCAAAAGCACCTCAATTCAAAGGAAAATCAGCAGAGAAGAAAAGACAGATGGCTATTGCAGCTTATATGTCTAATAAAAACGAAGGACTTGATCCTGTAGGAAAAGAAGACGACGATATCAATAATGATGGAAACGTTGATAAAACAGATAAGTACCTAAAGCACAGAAGAGATGTTGTTTCTAAAAGAATAACTAAAGAAGAACTAAAAGAATTAATGCTAGAAGCATACGTTGAAGTTCTTAGAGAAGAAGAAGGAGCAGTATTAGAAACATCTACAGAAGAAATACTAGGAAAATTTCCTACAGTAAAGAAAGCAATAACATCCCTATTCACAAAAGAATACCCCGAATTTGTAACAGATGTAAGGTGGGTAGCACCAAAACCTTCCACTTTTGCAGTTGACCTTAAAAACGGCCAATCATTTAATTTAAAATGGATGGGTAAAGGATTTGAAGCACAAATAGAGGGTAAGAAATATTATCTAGACAAATTACCAGAATACCAACAGGCATTGGATAAAATAAACGATATACTTAAAAACGGACCAATCTCACAAGGTGAAGAACCAGGAGGAGAAGAATTCGGAGCACCAGCAGCAGAACCTGCAGCAGGAGGCGGCGGAGGAGACTTTCCAGGCGGAGAAGCAGGTGGAGGAGAAGAAGCAGCACCTGAAGAAGGTGGAGAAGCAGCCGGAGCAGGGTTCGAAGAAGAAACACCAGAAGCACTATAAAAAAAATAAGTTATGAGCGTAATTGACAAAGTAGTAAATGAATGGGCTTTCAGATGTAAGAAAGGTTATCCGGATATGAATAATCCTGATGATATGAAAATATTGAAAGAGATCTATTCAGAATATGGTATAGTTTTAGAAGCAGAAAAAGAAGAACACAGTACAGATGGTGGAGTAACTGAAGAAGATCTAGCAGTATTGAGAAGTGCTTTTGAAAACATAAAAGTACCTTATTCAAAATATCTATCTATCTTTAATTATTTTGATCCAAACTCCTTAGGAACAATCTCAGAAGTACTATTAACAAAACTTCTTAATACCGTAGATAATATACAAGCTCAACACGTAGGAGGAGCTCAAGGACTTGCTGATATAATAATAAACGGGCATCATATCTCATTAAAAACAACTGCAAAGGGAAAACCTATAGGATTAGGTTCAGACGAAGTAAATGTTAGTCCTTCTGATTCTAAAGAAGTAGTAAGTACTTTAAATACATTATATAAAGAAGACCCTACACTAAAAAATCTTACTATAAGCCAACTACAGGGGAAAATACCTGACGAAACATACGCTAATATTAATAAACGACTATCCTCTATTACTAAAAAAATAGCAGGAGAACTAAACAAAGAGGTTTTCGTATGGGTAGAGAAAGTCTATAAGAATAAACTTCTTATGGGAATCATCATACACGTAGTAAAATACGATTACAACAAGTCATTAGATACATTCTTACAGAGTAGAATATCAGTAACAGAAAAAGCTTGGGGAGTAGTAGATGAAGCAGGGAAAGCAATAATTAGTGCAGACACCTCAGGAAAACATCTTAACATAACACCGGAATTTGTATACAGTAGTTCAAAAGAAACCAATATACCTATTGATTTAGAAATAAATTTAAAATATTCATCAGAAGAAGTACAGCAAAAAGTCTCAGATAAAGTATTTAAAGCTCTTAACACAATTTATTCTGAACTTTTTTAGCTAAAAACAAACTATTTATAAACAAAAATATAAAACACAATGGCAGATAATTTTAATTTAAGACAATTCTTAACAGAGAATAAACTTACAAAAAACACACAGCTTTTAAATGAAGAAGTTTCATTAAACGGAAAACCAGTAGACGTTAGATCAATTGAAATTGACGGAATAGACATGAATGACTATCCAGACTTTGTAGATGCATATATTATTGCAGCAGACTATGAGGATGGTACTCCACTATCAGATGATGAAGTACAACAGTTTCAAGATCAAAACTACGATCTAGTAGGAGAATTAATTCACGATAGACAATTGTACCTAGAAGGAGAAGGAGTAAACGAAGCAAAAGGATATTCATTTACATTTACATATAACGATGCTGAATATGTTCAACAAGTATTAGACAATGCAGGCGTAGATGCAGTTGCAAAACCAGGTACATTTGATGATGAAGTTATTGTTAGAGCATTTGATGGTATGGGATTACGTAGAGCTAAACAAGCTCTTGAAGCTGATCATTTTGACATTAGTGAAAACGTAAACGAAGCATCATACAAAGTATCAAAAAACTCAAAAGAAGCACAGCATCTTAAAAAGGGAGACATTGTAGGATCAGGAGATGAAGTAGTATCAGTATCAGCAGGTACTAAAACACCCTCAGGAAAAGTTGAAGTTACTTTAAAAACTAAAAGTGGAAGTACTAAGGTATCTACTTGGGGTAAAACAACTAAGGTAGGAGTGAAAGCAAAAGAAACAGTAAAAGAAAATACAATGACAAAAAGAGATCAATACTTAACTAGATTAGTTGAGAATGCATTAGGAATTACTCCGCACGAAGAAAATCCTGATCATGAATTTGGAACTAATGCAGTAACAGGAGAGCCACTTCCAAATCCAAATGACGCTATGGTTGTAGAGGATGAAATGGTAGAAGAAAAGCCACTTCCAAAATATGAGAACATCGAAAAACTTATGCAAGAAATTGATAAGAATACAGACGAGGCAGCTCATAAGTATAAAATGGAAGAGATGAAAAGAGTTGCTGATGGATTGGAGAAAAAATCAACAGCACTTGAAGAAGGAGATGATTCAGATCATATCGATCAAAAGAAACTTAAACAAATGAAAAAAGATATCATGACTTTAAGAAAAGGTATTGAAAAGATGGAAAAACTAGGAGAGAAAAAATTCACTAAAAAAGAAACAAAAACAGAGATGAAAGAGGGATTTAACTTAAAAAAATTCTTAGTAGAAAATAAATTAACTACTAATTCAAAGACAGTGAACGAGGATATTAACGAGAATGCTGACACGAGTGAAAAAATGCAGTTCTTCATGGATTTCATGGAACACTACGAATATCAAATACCAGAAGCAGAGATTCTAGAAATGCTAGAAGGTGAGTATGATATACCACAAAACATAGATATGCGAGTATTAGAAAAAGCAGTGTCTCAATTAGATCTTGCAATTAACGATATATACACAGCAATTTTCGAATCAGACAACTACTAAGAAGACTAATTAAGCAAAACAAGCCCACCCCAAAAAGGTGGGTTTTTTTATATCCACATATTTATTATATATAATTATATAATATGTCACAACCAGATATAAAACAAATAGTAGCACAAGAATACATAAAGTGTGCAAAAGATCCTGCTTACTTCATGAAGAAGTATTGCTATATACAACATCCAACAAGAGGTAGAATTCTATTTAACCTCTATCCATTCCAAGAAGGAGTATTACATTTATTCAGAGATGAAAAAATGTTGATAACTCTAAAATCAAGACAGTTAGGAATATCCACTCTAGCCTCAGCATATGCTCTATGGTTAATGATCTTTCATAAAGATAAGAACGTTTTAGCATTAGCAATTACTCAAGCCACAGCTAGAAACCTTGTAACTAAAACGATTTTCATGTATGAGAATCTGCCAAAATGGTTACAATTACCTTTTACAGAGAAGAATAAGCTATCCCTTAGACTTAAAAACGGTTCTAAAGTAACTGCTAAATCATCAAATGCAGATGCAGCTCGTTCGGAAGCGGTATCATTACTAATAATAGATGAGGCAGCCTTCATCGATAATATTGAAGAGACGTTTACTGCAGCACAACAAACCCTAGCAACAGGAGGTCAGTGTATGTCTCTTTCTACACCAAATGGTGTTGGAAACTGGTTTCATAAGACTTGGGAAAAAGCAGAAGCAGGGGAGAATGGCTTTGTACCTATAAAACTAAGATGGGATGTGCATCCGGAAAGAGACCAAGAGTGGAGGGATGAACAAACTAAACAATTAGGAGAAAAACACGCAGCTCAAGAATGTGACTGTGACTTCCTATCCTCTGGAGACACCGTAATAGAGGTTGAAAATATGACTTTTTATGAAGAGACTTATGTAAAGGATCCAGTGGAAAGAAGAGGGGTAGATGGTAATTTATGGATATGGGAATCAGCAGATTATAGCAGGTCTTATATGGTTGTTGCAGATGTCGCTAGAGGAGATTCTACAGATTATTCTGGCTTCCATGTCTTTGATATTGAAACCTGTACACAGGTTGCTGAGTATAAAGGTAAAATATCTCCTAAAGAATATGGAAATGTATTAGTAGGAATAGCTACAGAATACTGTGATGCACTCCTAGTGATAGAAAATGCCAATATAGGATGGTCAACCATTGAACAAGTAATATCCAGAGAATATAAAAACCTATACTATTCATCAAGATCAGAAACTGAAACTGTTGAATCCTATATGGCCAAATACGAAAGAGATAAACTAGTACCTGGATTTACAATGTCATTAAAGACAAGACCACTTGTCATTGCTAAAATGACTGAATACATACGGGAGAGATCAGTAATAGTACAGTCTAAACGTCTTTTAGGTGAGATGAGGGTATTCATATGGAGAAACGGTAAGGCACAGGCACAGACAGGGTATAACGATGACCTTGTAATGGCTTTTGCTACAGCTTTATATGTAAGAGATACAGCGATTAGAATGAGACAGCAAGGAATGGACCTATCTAGAGCTACAATGTCCTCTTTTGTAAGCCTTAATCAAAGAAATACCGGGGTTTATAACGTTGCACCTATGCAAAATAATCCATATCTTATGAAAACGCCTGGTGGAGAAGAAGACCTTACCTGGCTATTAGGATAAGTTACTATTTATAAATAAAACATTTTTAAAATGGCAGAAAGAAATTTATTTACCTCACTCCAGAGGCTGTTCTCAACTGATATATTAGTTAGAAACGTAGGAGGGGATGAATTAAAGATTGCAGATATCAATCATATTCAGTCGACAGGGAAGTACCAGACGAATTCACTACTGGATAGATTCTCCCGTCTATACATATACAATAATAAGAATATATTTAATCCAAATCTGAATTATCAAACCCTTAGAGTACAACTATATTCAGATTACGAGGCAATGGACACAGATGCTATTATAGCTTCTACCTTAGACATACTAGCAGACGAATCAACACTTAAGAGTGCAGTAGGAGAAGTACTTTCTATTAAATCTACAGATGAGAATATACAGAGAGTTCTTTATAACCTATACTACGATGTATTGAACATCGAATTTAACCTATGGTCATGGGTTAGAAATATGTGCAAGTATGGAGACTTTTTCTTAAAGCTAGAAATATCAGAAAAATTTGGAGTTTATAATGTTCTTCCCTATACTGTTTACCATATGGTAAGACATGAAGGAATAGATAAAGAAGATCCAACAAAGGTAACATTCTCAATCGATCCAGATGGATTAGCTTCTTCAGCAGATCCAAACTATATACCAAATAATAGTAAATCTACTATTACTCTAGACAATTACGAAGTAGCACATTTTAGATTGCTATCAGATACAAACTACCTTCCTTATGGTAGATCTTACATCGAACCAGCTAGAAAAATATACAAGCAATTGACTCTAATGGAGGATGCAATGCTGATTCACAGAATCATGAGAGCTCCTGAAAAGAGAATGTTCTACATTAACGTAGGATCTATTCCACCAAACGAAGTTGAGCAGTTCATGCAAAAAACTATCAACAGTATTAAGAAAACACCTTATGTAGATCCACAAACAGGTCAATATAATTTGAAATTCAATATGCAAAACATGATGGAGGATTTCTATCTTCCAGTTCGTGGAGGGGATACTTCAACTCGTATTGATACAACAAAAGGATTAGAGTATGATGGAACAAACGACATCGAATACTTAAGAGATAAAATGTTTGCAGCTTTAAAAGTGCCAAAAGCTTATTTTGGATACGAAAAAGACTTAACAGGAAAGGCAACACTTGCTGCAGAAGATATACGTTTTGCAAGAACAGTAGAAAGGATTCAGAGAATTGTAGAAAGTGAATTAACTAAAATTGGATTAGTGCATTTATACTCTCAAGGATTTGATAAAGAGTCGTTAGTAAATTTTGAAATTAAACTAACCACGCCTTCTATCATATATGAGCAAGAAAAAGTAGCTCTTTGGAAGGAGAAAGTAGACTTAGCAGCACAAATGCAATCCACTAAACTATTCTCCTCAGATTACATCTACGATATGTTATTTGATATATCAGAGGATAAGTATAACGAAATGAGAGACCTAATCAGAGAGGATGCTAAAAGAGATTTCCGAATTTCACAGATAGAAAACGAAGGAAACGATCCAGTATCAACAGGACAGTCTTTTGGAACACCTCACGACTTAGCTTCTATTTACGGAAGAGAACAAGGAGAATTGCCAGCAGGATATGATGAAAAAGAAACAATAGGAAGACCTAGAGAGAAAATGTCAATTATAGGAACGCAGTCAGATCCGGTCGGAGGAAGAGATAGACTAGGAGTACATGGAATGAAAGGCGGATATCCAAGTGATAATGAAAATGTAAGAGAGAGTATGAATAATACAATGTCGGTTTTTCTTAGAAATAAAAACATATTTACTTCTAAAAAACAAAATATCTTTGAAGAAACACAAGAAAAGGAATCAGATCTTTTGAACGAAGAGAATATTAAAGATTTAGATAACTAAGCACTATTTATAACAAAGAAAACACTACTGTGAAAATAAAACATTCGAAATATAAAAACACGGGCTTGATATTTGAATTACTAGTAAAGCAAATAGCAGCAGATACTTTATCTAAGAGAGACTCCCCAGCACTAACAGTACTGAGAAAATTCTATACAGGAAATACAGCATTAGTACGGGAATTTAAATTATACGATTTCGTACTAAAGAATAAAGGCGTAGGAGTAAAAAAAGCAGAGTCAATACTAAGTACAATCGTAGAGATTTCAAGAAAATTAGATGTAAAGTCTCTTAGTAAGCAAAAATACGAGCTTATAAAAGAACTTAAAAGTCACTATGATTTAGAAGAGTTTTTCTCTATTAAAGTAGAGTCGTATAAACCCCTAGCAGCTCTATACTGTTTAATGGAAGCACAGTCCACAGCAGGACTTGTAGACCTAGATGTGTTTGTTGATAATAAAACCACAATACTTGAACATCTAACCCAGAGTAAAGCATCTGAAGGACAGGTAAAAAATGCATTAATCGAAGAGTATTCAAAATACGATAAGGATTTAAGACTTTTAACATACAAGATCTTACTAGAGAAGTTTAATCACCAATATAAAGATCTACTTCCAGAACAAAAAAACATTCTAAAGGAATTTATAGTATCAGTTAACTCTTCTACAAGACTAAGAAATGTAGTAAACGAAGAGATGACCAAGTTACAGGTAGAAATTGTTAAATTAAAAAAGAATGTTACAGATAAAGTAGTAAAAATTAAATTAGAAGAGATTCAAAAAGTAATTATTCCTATAAAGAATACTCAAAAAGTGGATGATAATCATTTAGTTTCGTTAATGCAATACTATGAACTAGTAAATGAATTGAGAACTTTATGAAAAGATCGGAAATAATAAAAGCAGTACAGGAAGTATTGGCAGAAATGTCAACAACAGGAGGAGTACCAGGATATTCAACACCAAATGCATTTGCAAAAAAAGGAGCAGGAGTAAATGCAGCAACAAAAGCTTCTCAAAGCTTAGGATTTAAAACAGTTTCGAGACCAAAACATCCTTCACATACAAAAATGTTTGACTACTTAGACGAAAATAAATAACATGAGAACACTACAAGAAAAATATAACGCAATTCAAGAGGGTAAATTCTCTAAAGAACATTTCTTAGCAGAAGCTAGAATGCAACAACCACAACTTATAACTCGCTTTAACGGATACGATGATGCAGTTCAGATCCTTAAGAACAGAGGAATGATTCAAGAAGCTGTTACTGTAAAGTTTAGTGAGCTTAAACAAGGTAATATACTTCAGAATAAATTTAGCGGAGAAAAATACACAGTTACTGCTGTCAGAGATAAGAGTGCAGATATTCAAAAAGGAGATGATGGAAAAGAAACAGAAATAGCTTCTTTGAATAACTACGAACTTGTAAAAGAAGAGGTTGATACTAAAAATCTCAAAAACGTAAAACTTAAAAACGGTAAGATTTATAGAAATGTTAGATTTCATCTTCCAAATGATCCTAAATCATTTGTAACTTCCGATGGCGGTTATATGATAAATCAAGATATAGCAAACGTTGTTAATGCTAATCAGGAGATCAAAGAAACTATAAGAGAAGTAACTCCTGCACAAGAAAGATATAGAGTGAAACCATCTGCAAAACCAACACAATTTAAACAAGATATTGCAGCAGCCAAAAAAATGATTGATGCTGGAAAGTCTGAAAAAGAAGTAGTAGCAAAATACGGTCAAGCAGCTTTTAATGCAGTAAATGCACAAAACTTAGGAGAAGCAAGACTTACTAAAAACAGTTTAACAGACTATAGATATAAACCAACCAACGAAATGGATAAGTATCCATACGAACAAATCCTAAGAGGAATCAGAGTTGAATTGGAAGGACTAGGAGTTCATGGAACACCAACAGCAGAAGAATATTCAAAAGCATTAGTAAAAGTATCTAAAAACTTAGCAAAAGATTCAATTTTCTATACAAATCAAGTAGCAGGTGTTAATACAAAGGTAGATCTTCATGATAAAATGGTTCCTTTTACAGATAAAGTTAAAGTTGATACTTTTAATGGTATGAAAAAAGCTGAGCTAAAAGAAGGCTTTAAAAAACTTATTAAAAAAGTATTAGCTGAATCAATGGGCGATATGTTTGGAGATGAGGAAAGAGCACAAAGATCTGTCAACTACGGACAACCAGGAGAGAATGAATACGAATTCTACTCAGATCCAGAAAACTATAACGAAGAAGAAGATCTATACGAAATGCAAGGAGCTAAAGAAGATTCATACTACAAAAATGAATTAGCTGAGTATTTAGACGATAATGGAATTTTTGGATACACAAAAAGAATTCACGATATCATGACAGGTCCAGATGAAGCAGAAAATGTAGATGAACTGGTAAGATATTTAGAAGATAATCAAATATATGGATACAATAGAGGAATTGAACAAATCTATGCAGATTATCCCTATGATCAACACTGGATGAATCAACCAGATGAAGATGAAGCAGATGATATTTCGCATCCAAGAGGATATGAAGAAGATACTGATGCAGAGACTGAAGAAGATTTATTTGAAACAGTATCACTAAAAGATATACTATAATGAACAATCCACTATTAATAAATGTAACTCCCTTTAAAGGACTTCTTACCGAATCAAAAACCAGACCTGGTGTTTCGGAGGTAACAGGGGTTATGCAAAGAGCAGGAGCTAAAAACCAAAACGGAAGAATCTACAAAAGAGAAATACTTGAAGATCAAGTAAGAGAGTATATAGAGAATTTTGTTAAAGTTGGAAATGCTTATGGAGAATTAGATCACCCAGAATCAGCAATTGTATCTTTAAAAAATGCATCACACGTTGTAAAGGACTTATGGTGGGAAGGTGATGACTTGATGGGTAAAGTAGAATTACTAAACACACCTTCAGGAAACATTGTAAAAGAGATTTTAAGAGGAGGACATACAATAGGAATCTCTTCTCGAGGAACAGGATCAGTAACACAAACAAACGAAGGAACTTTAATGGTTCAACCAGACTTCGAATTGGTATGCTGGGATTTTGTTTCTAATCCATCTACACAAGGAGCATTTATGAATCCTATTTCATTAAACGAAGGAAAACAAGCAGTAGGAAAATACGATAGATTGGATTCAATAATTAACAATATATTAAGAGCATAATGGAAAGAGATTTTAACATACATAACTGGCAAGCAAAGTTCTTACTTAAGGAAAATACCGAAGACTTTACAGTAGGAAAGCTTATAGCAGAACTAAGAAAACACGACCAAAATCTCCCAGTCAGAGTAGGGTGTATGGGGTACACAAACCAGGAAATTGTACAAATTATTGAAAAAGGAGAAATTGCCGATAGAGGAGAAAATGAGGATGATGAAGATACTCTAATTACAGTCCTACAAATTAACGGTAACGGAAGTTGGGACGAAATCGAATAACAAGTGAGTAAAAACAAACACAGCCCACCCTATAGAGGTGGGTTTTTTATGTTTCGGAAACTGCTGTATATTTATTTAAGAATATATCACGATCCTTATGTGATATCTACTTAAAAGTAAAACACTATTACGCTACTACTTAATAAGCGTACGACAAACAAACACAAACAAAATGTCAAACAAAGATTTATTAAAGCAAGCTATTGCTGAAGCGAAAACTATTCGTGAAGCTGCAATTGCAAATGCTAAAGAAGCTTTAGAAGAAACATTGACTCCTCACTTAAAAGAAATGCTTGCTCAAAAATTGCAAGAAATGGAAGATGCAGATGATGAGACAGTGGATGAAACTCTTAACAACGCCGAAGCAGAAAGTTATTCTGAAAATCCATCAAAACATGGTAATTTAGAAGAAGCAGAAGAAGAGGAAGAGGAAGCTGAAGAAGAAGAAACTCCTGAAGAAGGAGAAGAAGGTGAAGAAGAAGAGGAAATGGAAATCGAAGACATGTCAGTTGAAGATCTAAAAAACCTAATCAGAGACATCGTTGCACAAGAAGCAGGTCAAGAAGGAGAAGCTGAAATGGAAGCCGGAGAAGAAGGTCCAGAAGGACAAGAAGATATGGTAAGCATGGATGGTGATTCAGAAGAGATTGATATCAACGAACTATTAGCAGAACTAGAAGGAATGGACGAACAAGAATTAGACGAAAAAGGTGGAGGGTATATGAAAGAGCCTTCTGACTCTGCAGCAGCAGGATTAGAAAACTTAATCTCTATGGTTAAATCTATCAAGTCACCAGAATCTATCGCTAAAATCAAAGCTTTTCTTAAAGCACTT